ATCAGCAGCATCAGCAGCATCAGCAACAGAAGCGCCTGCCTTCTTGAATTTCACCGGCTTGGTAGCCTTGGGATTCGCCCGTTCCTGCAAGATGCGAAGAGCACGCCCAACCTCGCTGTTCGCCCCGGCGAGATCGCGGGTTAGACCATAGAAGTTCTCTAGGGCAACTCGTGCCTCTTCGTGGGCAATGAGATCATGTGGTCGAGCGTCAAGCACCGCAGACATACGCGCAAGCTTCTCTCCCGCGTCTTTCATCACCATGTCGCTCGCCAGCAGCCACGAACTGAGCGCACTGGTGTCCTTCAGCTTCTCTCGAACGATGGCAGGAGCTTCCCGCTCCAACATGCCACCAACGGCTTTCCGTGCAGCCTTGATTGTTTCATCAACGGGGATGCCAGGCTTGCCTTGAGCTTCGTCCATCGCTTTGCGAAACTGCTCAGAGATGGCTTCAATCTGAGCGCGAACCTCTTCAGGAGAAGAAGCGTAGGACAGGTTGAAGTGTGTTCCCTCAGCTAGACGTGCGATGTCCTTGGGGTCTTTCGAGGCAAACAGTTGTCTCGCAGTTTCGAGATGTTGGTCAAGCTGCTCTTGGGTGATAACTCCCTCAGCAGCCTTCAGGCGCTCACGAGCCGCAGCATTCATCACTGCCGCCTGAGCCTCTGCCTCTCCACGCCCGTTGAACCTGGGAGCATCGGGCAGGATAACTTCTGCTCCGTCTGCCAGCACTACAATACGGTTGGGCGGCTGTGGTTGTCCCCGCCGCAAGAAGGTGGGAGAGTCCAAATCAAACTTCCCATCATCGGCGGGTTTCACCGTGACCACATCGCCTTCAGCGACGTGCGTTCCCTCGGAGACCTTCTGTATAGTCTCTTCGGCCTGCGTTACCGTAGCTTGAGCAGCGGTCTTCTCAGCAGGCTTCGTGGCAGGATCAGCCAGTTTCTTACCAGCGCGTATCCAGCGGGCACCGGCAATCAACCCGTCGATGACAACACCAGAGATAACTCCTTCAGCCGTCCGCTTGATGCGGGCGACGAGAGCACTATCATCTTCGTCCACGCTGAGTATCTGACCAAGCAAACCAATGCCAGTCCACTCAGGGGCTTTCGCTGCCAGTTCAGACAGAGAAGCTTCGTAGGGATCGAAGAACGCTGCATCCGTCAACGCACCTTGCGCGTAGACGTTGCTGATGCCTAATCCTTTGGCAACCACCATTCCGGCAATCGCCTGGGTAGCAGACTCCGTGAAGCTTGCCAGAGGATCATCACTGCGGGTTCCATAGGTCAAGTCAATCTCTTCCTGACTGACCACCAGAGGTTTCTTACCCCGGCGAAACTCGGGTTCTACCATAGTGTCGTGCAGGGTCTTAAACGCAGACTCCCCGGCTTGAGCAAGCCCACGAACAGTGCTTCGCCCCATCTCGGCAAGCTGCCGATTCTGAGTCTGCGAGTGTTCCTTCGCTCCCTGAAGAAGCCTCTGCCAGAAGCTTAGCCTGGGGTCAGACTGCGATTCTTCGTCGGTCTGCTCTGCACTCTCGGGGTCTTCGCTAAGAGATTCGAGAATAGCAGCGTTGTATTCCTCCACTGACATCTGAGAGAAGTCAGAGGTAGGCTTTTGCTGCCCCTGCGGTTTCACAGGGGCGATAGGTGTAATCACTCCATTATCCTATTGGTTATCGTCAGGAGGAACGAAGGAAGGAGCGAACGCACGCTGAGCTTTGATGAAATCCAACACGGCTTCCATCGTGGGCTCCACGCCTGCATATTGCAGAACGGAAATAGCCTGTGAAGAAAACCCATTGCGGACTCTCTGCCCAATCTGTTCTGCTTCGCCTTCCAACAACGAGATGTTTGATGGATCGGTAACAAGCTGCTTCGTGAAATCAGGTGTCTGCGGACCCAGGTTGGCGTTCGGGATTTTATCGAAGTCCCTCACATCCGTTGCCCCAGCTTTTCCACGGAACACCTCAAGGCGAGCATCGTGTATCCACTGTCTTGCCTCGGTCTCACGAGCCTCTTTCCCTTCTCCGGTGCGCCAACGAATGTAGCGCATCGAGAACTCGTCAACGGCTTCCTCAGCCCTTCGTCGCATGTCCGGCCCTTCAAATCCAAACTCAGACACAAACATGGCACGAACCTGCCGACGACCCTGAGTGAACAGTTGATCCTTCTCAAAGGTAGAGCCACCGGCCTCATCTCTCTGTCGAATGTCAGACACCAACTGCCGATAGGTTGGCTGGCTGATGTCCCGATTCGCCAGGAGCGCAGCAGCGTCTTCAAGCGAGGTGTAGCCCTCACCAGCACGCGGGGTCCACACACGGCGAAACGCTGAAGCAACCTGAAGCGGATCATCCTGCAACGTCCGGTCAGACCAGGCTTCTTGAAGCTGATAAAGCAACGGCACCTTCTCAGGAGCCACGGCCAGCATTCGTACGCGTAAGTCTTTCAGATCAACGTTACGAGGATCGGTGGAACCTTCCAGCGCAGACATCACGCCGATTAGCACACCATCAACGGCCTGATTCTTCGTCCGCTCTGTTTCCTGCCATGCACGGTTGTTCCGAGATTGATTCTCCGCAGCGATGTCGTTTTCCGCTTCTTCTGCGGCAGCAGCCCCATACTTTGTGGTGCTCAGGGCCGCACGCTTGCCGTTCTTGGCTGGTCCTGATTGCACATGGTCAAGAACACCAAGCAAGGAGGGATCATTCAATCGTCGGGCAGCGGCCACTACAGCATCAACGGTGCGCTGGTTGACTAATTCTCCCCCGGTACCACGAGAGACCGCCAGATCATTAAGCATGGTCAGGCTGGCTCCAAGCACTTCAGGAGTTACCCCGCGGCCTTGCTCAGTGAGCACGCTGTTCATCACTTCGCTGAAATGCTGGTCGCCAGCCACCTTTATCACACGGCCAGAAAGCTGTGCGGCAAACTGACGCTGTGCGTCGGCAAGGTAAGCATCAGCACGAGCACCAAAACCCTTTTCAAAGTGCTCGTCTCGATCTCCCTCTTCGAGATTATCTTCCTGCCACTGACCAATGAAGGTCGTGTAGAACTGGTCAAAGTCTTCTCGCTTCGTAGTGGTCTGCATCTTCTCGTCCTGAGCAGCAGCCGTCAGGAACTCGAAGTTCATCCGGTCGGCAGAAAGCCTTCCAAACTGTTCACGCAGACCAGCCATAAACCAAGGAGACTGATCGGGGGTAATGAGCCCCTTACGAATAGCTTCCTTAAAACCTTTCGCGCTCTCGGCTAGTTCTCTAGCCTTCTTCTCTCCCGCCGCGAAATCGGCCTCAGCCTGACGCTGTGCGAGGGTAGTACTCAATCGTCCGAGCGCTGGTGACAACTGCGACAGGCCACGAGCAAGCTGCTCTAGCTGCTGTCCTTCAGATGTCTGAACGAAGGTGTCAACAGGAGAAGCAGCGGGTATCAGTTGCTCAGAACCGAACCCGCTCTTCACCTGAACTCTTTGTTTGGGCATTTGTTTTATTTGCCGCTCGACGGTTTACGTCGGATCAGATTGTCAGCCGCGTTGAGGCCAGAACCAGCAATAGTTAAGCCCGTTCCAATCGCACTAGGCGCAGGAACGCCAGCTATCCGACTCTGTGCGGTGCTTTGTGCGCCTTTACGTTGTCGATCAAGCTGACTCAGGGTCCAATCGAGGTTCTTCTGCTGCGTTGTCTTAAACTCGCCAGCACGAGCAGCTAGATCACCAATCAGGGCATCAACGCTAGCCCCGGACACACCGGCTTCTCCTGCGGAGACACGAGCCAGCGCTTCATCTTCTCTCGCTTGCCGATCAGCTTGAAGAAGCGTTTGTGCCGCAGCTTCCTTATGCTGAGCCTCCTGCAAGGAAATATCCTTGAAGGTGTCCATCATCGCGTCTAGGGCATTTGCTTTGTTTGCCTTAGCCTGCTTAGACTGCGCCTGATGCGAAGCAACAGCACTGCCGATTTGGATGGCGGTAGACGCAACGAGAATGACGGTTGCGGGATCACACACCTGCTTATGACTCCTTACGAAAATGAACAAAGGGATGTTTGTTGACGATGACGGTTTGTCCAAGCGTACAGCCTGCGGCAACCAGCCATCGAAGGTGAAGCGTATTGCGAGCGTCTACGAGGTTGTGCAAACCAGCGGGGTACCGCTGCGACCACGCAGACAGTTTCATTCGAGCGTAGTCCAGCACGGCTCTGCGCCCTCTAGCTATGGCATTCGTCGCCAAGAACCAAGGAACGCCTAGGCCAGGACGTGTGGTGTCATCAGCTAGCCCAAACAGGGCGATAGGATCACCGCCCTCTTCAAACCGGATGGAATAGACTTCTCGGGACCGAGCCCAAGCATCTTGAAGCACCTGTTCAGCAGGAAGTCCACGAGCCGTTTCTATCTCCCGCTGATCTTCCGGTCTAAGCCGGGAAGATAGCCATACAGCTTCCTCCCGGCTTGCCGGTCGAATGACTAGAATCACACCCGCTTGCTCCTGACAGTGAGATCGCCTTCCCACTCCAACGAAGACAGCGAGCACACGCCAGGACCACCGTTAACGAACTCGATGGTAGCAAACTCGTTCCTCGTCTGGATGGGAAATCTGAGAATCCCTTCGTCAGCCAGAGCATTTGCCACAGAATACGTGATGGCGGCTCTTCCCTCAGCCGTGACAACAGCGGCTACCGCCGTAGTGTCTCGGTAGTGAACATCGAGATAACGAAGAGCTAGGCGTCCACGAGTCTCCGCTTGTCCATCCCTATTCCTATAGTATAGGCGGGAAAGTTTGTAGCGGAACTCGTAGAGCACACCGATGTATACGGATGTCACCGTGAGATCGCCCTGTCCAGCTACACGAACATGCGTAGCATCGGGACGAGTAACCGCATAGTTCACCACGGAAGGACTGCGGCGTACCACGGCTATCGTACCTTCTGAACCATTCACCGCAACTGCATAAGGCAGCGTCCATGTAGTCCAGTTGTTGTTTGAGTCGTAGACTGCGGCAGGAGCTTCGGTGCCAATGATGCGACGGTCCAAATATTGAGCGCCCTCATCAGATGTTACTGTGTCAAGCGCGACGTTCATGTTGATGCTATTCAGGTAGCCCCCGTCTGATTCAAGGACGAGCACTCCCAGGTTGCCATCAACCATGTCCAAACCGACTACAAGACCAGATGCAATCTTCCACTCAGACCACGAGTACTGTGATCTGGTGTTCTTTTCCGCGTCAAGCTGGTAAGAGTAGACGTATAGCTTCTCCTGGCCGTCCGCGTTGGTGAGAACCACAATGCATCCAAGGTCATCATCCCCGACTATCGTAATGGGGCGACCTTTGAGATACTTTGGCACCGCAGCCGTGATGTCTGCTGATTCTACGGCTATGCTGCCCTCTCTAGGAACAAAGAACTCACGCAGTTGCGTGAACCCGCCCTTGTACCGAGCGAGGTACATACGATTTCCGCACACCAAAGGTCGCACCGCTGACGTATTCGGCTCGTGACTTACAGGGTCTAAGCGAATGGTCTTGGGAGACAGCACCGGCTCTCCTGACACGAGATACTGAGCGGTTTCAGAAATGGCGTACAGAGCTTCGTTCCACAGGACGAGGCTATGAAATATTGCGAGATCGCGGTGCGCCGACTTAACGTCGATCACATCATCATCTAGCAGTTGAGCCGCGCTGTAGCGAAAGAGGTTGTATGGGTCTCCCGAGGATGAAAGCACAAGGTTCTCGCCGGAAACAAACGCAAGACGATTGGAATAGAACCCTACGTCTGCGATGGTCTTGTCGAGAAAGGACGGGAACGGCACGACCTTTAAGTCGCCCGCTTGCCGCTCTTTCCACGGACAGGGCTCAAAGACAAACCACTGCGTTGAACCTTCAATCCTCACAAGATCGCCAGAGCTAAACACGTTATCCGTTCCACCAGATAGCGCATCCACCGTAACGGTCTTCGCGGTGTTGGACTGAATGACACCACTAGAACGATCAGAAAGATTCCGCATAATCCTGCCAACATGCTCATTAACGACCATGTTGAGATCAGGATTGTGAAATATCTTTGCGTTGTCGAACGTCACCGCCACTTGAATTGACGGAGGTGTACCTGCGGTGGTGGTAATGTTCACGGTCTCGGGTGTGCTGCCGATAGACGCCACAAAGGAAGCGTGTGCGTCAATCAGCGTAGCGAATGCCGAAGCAATCTGCGCTGGCGTTTCAGGAACGGTCAGGGTGCGAGTGAAGAGCACGCTGTCTACCGTGACATCAATCTTCGTGCCGATCGGCGCAGTCGTGTTCTCGACAAGCTGGAACGACAGGTCGAATTGAAGCTCTCGCCGGACGACTCCCAACAGTGTTGCCTCCACCACCGTCAACTGAGAACGGTGATATTGCGGAGGTGTCGCCCCGCCTGAATACGTCAGCTTAACCTCTATGATGTCACCGCTAACAAATGGCTCTTCAATTCGGAAACTGCCAGTGGCAGTCATCCGATGCTGAGCATCAGGAGCGGCGTGAAACGTGCGAGCATCCTTTGCGGTGCCGTTCTTGTAGATGGTGACAGTCACCGCCGTATTCAAATCCATTTCAGACACTAAGACCCAAAAGTTTGGTATCTCGAATGCTTGACCGGATTGATTCAGCGTAATCCTAAACCCTGAAGCGTTCTCTTCTGTCTGATTGAGTCCCCACGGCGTACCATGCGCCGCGAACCAGTACACAGCAGTAAGCGCCCCACCGCCAGGAAGAGCGTTCTGCCAGGGGATGTAGACTGCTGTTTCTGTTTGGTTCTCTACGCCGGTCATGCCTGCAACCGGGAGATCGGTTGGAGCTTGATGTTCAACATCTTCCACCAAACGCCCCAAGCGAACAAGCCGGTGTGGCATCGTGCTAGCATCGAGATCGCCTACGATACCGGGCTTGGCACACTCCAACCACACGCCTTCTCTCTGCGGGCCTCCGATGTCTTTGAACTTGACCCAATAGTTGTCTAGTTCAGACTCAGGATCGCCAGCCACCTCCACGACAAACCCATTAGGAGCACGACGCGGAAGATCGCTGAACGACTGCACCGTGCCTTTGATAGCATGAAGTCCCTTGTCAGCTAATCCATCGCTAACAGAGATCGTGAAGTCCTGGCCATCGTTGCGGTAGATGTGCAGCGTAGAGCCAAAGCGCCTAACATTGAAGCCTGCGTACAACAGTTGTGTTGTGAGCAGAGCGGCTAATGCCAGAGCCACTTCATCGGTGTTGATCGCTATTCTCGCGGAAGGATCGGTCGCTGCCTCAGTCGTAAGGTCCAGAGTAAATCCGTTGATCGTCACCGAGTACTTGGTCGCATAGTCGGCCTGTCGCACATAGAGCAAAGCGCCAGTAACCCCGGCTTCGCTTTTCGTTGTACCAGAAGTCACTACCTTGCCGCGATTGACGATATAGGTAGTGTCGCCTACGGTCGTAGCGCGGAAGCCCTTGCCCCCAGGATCATCCAAGTACGCTGTGCCCGAGGGAGAAATGACCGTCTCTGCGGTTTGCGTCAGAGCGTCATACACGAATACCTCGCCGTCAGCAATGACGACGTGATAGCGTTCGGCCTCATCCATACTAATCGTGTGGACAAACGCATCTCCCCAACCAACAGGAGTAGCGTCAAGCAAGCCCAGGTGTACCATCGGAGGGCGCTTCATAAGCCCTCGGTAGGGACTCGACAAAGCATTCGTTTGTTGCTGAGCCTGAGAAGAGTGTCGCAATTCTTGAGGAAGCTGAGACACGCCGTTCAACAGGTTGTCAATGCGTTGTGAAATCAGCATGTGTTACACCGGGCCGGGACTGGTACGCGGATCGTGCGTTACACCGAAGTTCCGCAACGGTCTGCGGCCAAACTTGCTCAGGACAGAAAGGCTATTGAGCATGTTGAAATCGTCTTCTTCTCCCTGCTCGCGCTTAAGGTTCCTGAGCGCTAGCATTTCGTCAGCCTCGGTGAAGCTAGAAAGAGTCTCTGATCCGACACCCTGTTGCAGCAACATGCGAGCAGCGCGAATCGTGCAGAAACGCCGAGCTACTTCCGGCATCTGCTCGAAGTCGAACCCCCACACAGGATCAATGTAGAGATAGGGTCTGTCGGACTGCGGAAAACCGTCTCGATTGAGGGCTCTATCGTAGAACACCAGAACGACTACTGCCGGGTTTCCTTCTTGGTATTCACGCGAACGCCGAACTTCCGTGTCAACGAAGCGTGAGCCCTGCTGGTCATTGCTTGGTGTCAGCTTGAATGCCAGCATGTTCGTTGGAGGTTTGAAGATGTTGAGAGTGGTAGCCACTCCTGCGGTATCGTTCCACACTAGGGTAGTCGTAGGAGCTACCTGAAATCCATGCTCTGTGTTGAAGCGCCAACCCATGCTCTGCACTTCCCTCGTCACGTTACGAAGCAGGTTCACCGCCATCGTAACATCGGCCTGGGTCGCGCCCTCCAACACAGCAATCGGAGCCTCGCCAGCCGCAGACAGCATCGCGTTGACGGCTTCCAGTTCCGTTGTCGGCTGGATGTTCGTGATAAGGGTCATGTGTTCTCTGGTAGAAGGAAAAGGAAAAAAACCGGAGGACAGGGAGTTGAAGCCCCATCCCCCGGTTAGAGGTTCTAAGCTTGTGCTACTTACTGCTTACGCAGTCTTGATCTCAGCGGAGCACTCAGGACGCAGAATGCCGTGTCCAAGAGCGTACTTCCCGAGCATCAAGGTGCCCTGGTACTCGATCAGATACTCAGACTCAAGTGCCAGATCGACCAGCTTCACCGTACCAGCAGCCATTTTCTGCCAAACCAGCGCAGCCAGTGTAGTAAAGTTGCCCTGATACGCAGCGGGTCCAGTGGTCACGTTAGTAACAGGCAGGTTGTTGGTCATCACGACTTCGCAACCAGCAATCTGATACACGCGACCGAGAGCGTACCCGCCGTTCGGAGCCGGGTTGTAATCCCGATGAATGACCTTCGTGGAGCCCTGCACAAGCAGGTAATACTGCTCAGGCTTGAGCCCGACGTATCGGTCGTTCTGCGGAACATCCTTCTCGTCAAACGCCTGCACCGCATCGAAAATCGCAGCTTCCAAATCGGCAGCAACGGTCTTGGAGTTGGCAGACGTAATGACAGTCCCACCGTTACCCCCGGTAACAGTCGCGGAAGCACGAGCAGTGAGAGCAACCACCTGAAGCACGTTCTTGTCGAAGGTGCGAGCCAGGGACATGCCGATGTCGCGGCTATAGATCGACCGCACATCGTAGTGGTTCATCGCTTCGTCAATGTTGGCGACGAAACGGTCAGCAATAAGCTGATCGTCAATGTTGATGACACGCTCGTTCTTGTTGACTGTGGTGCCGACAAGCTGCGTACCGGGCGTGTGATACGAAGCAGTGCCCTTCCAAGTGGCCGGGCTTGGCCACTGTTACGAATGTTCGCTAAACATTCTCTGCATGTCGCCATGCAGGTCAGACTATCTCTTTTCCCACTCTTGCAAGTAGAGGATGGCGTTGTGGAGCACCGCTGTACTCTCCCGGCTATGTGCGATGAACACATTACAGGAATTGCACAGGAGTCCGCGTACTTGTCCTGTTACGTGGTTGTGATCCACGCAAGGCCGGGTGGCCTGAGTAAGCGGCACCCCACAAATAGCACACAGACCTCTCTGCTGCTCTATCGTTGCATTGTACTCGTCTTGAGTTACGCCGTATCTGCGAATCCGCTTATCAATACGATAACACTCTTTACAGTACGCTTGCAACCTATCTCTACTTCTTCGTTTTCCCGTTCGGCTATCAATCGATAGCTGCCGGTTAAACATAGAGCGGGGCTTTCGGCTTTGACACCGAGAACACCGCTTCATTTTTGGGGACTCCTAAAGAATTGGGCGTTTCCGTTTCAGGTACGCTTATACCCTACGGCTTTCGCCTAGTCGTTACACGTTCTTCTCTCGGCCAGGAGAGAAGCTTCGTTCGGTGTTGTCTCAGAGAGATGTCCACCGAGTTAGAAAACCTTTGTCCTTCTGACCCAACCCCCGTCTCTTAGAAAGCGAGACCTAATTGGGCCGACTTACCGGAAGTGATCGTCCGCACCAGATGGCGCGGCATAGCAACGTTCGTCTCAGCGAACGCGGTGAGAACTTCGCCTGCGAAGACCTTGAGGAAGAGCGCAAGCGCGTCCCCTGCGCCGTTGGCCTGACCAAGGCGAGAGGGAACCATGTTAGCCATTGTGTACTTACCTGAATGAAAGAGGTTGACGTTTTGAGAGGAACTACACGTCGCCCCTTTGCTTCACCCGCGTTTCACTCAGGTTATCCGCCGCAGCGGGCCTCAGATACTTTGGTGGTGATGCAAGTATTGGAGCGCACCCCCTGAAGAGGGGTATGCGCGAGAGTGCCAATCCGGCGTTGACCCGGAATCTTCCGCGTTTAATGACGGCTGCTCTACAGCGTTTGAGCGATTGGCACGAGAGAAATAAATGCGGACAACCCGGTTGGTAGCCGAGCCAAGAATACCACTTCTTGAGCAGCAAGGCACAATAGCGTCCCATATGTGCTGCCGTCCGCAGTTCCCTGCCAGCCTAGGCAGCAAGGGAACCAGAGCACCAAGCAGGAATCGAACCTGCAACCGGACGATTACAAATCGTCTGCTCTGCCAGTTGAGCTATCGGTGCATGGTCGGAAAGGCAGGCCGTAGGCACCTGCGTACTCCGACCTCTCTGCGCCCCCTAACGAGGGGCACGCCACGGCCGGTGCTGACCAGTCTCAGCTTCTTTCCGATGAAAGCATAGGCACCCGGAGGTAGCGTGCCACTAGGGGAAGGAGGGGAACCCTAGCGCATCCGTTAATCTACCCACCGGGGCCTGAAGGACTTTACTTTTGATCTACTTTTTGTTGCTGTTCTTGAAGATGGTCGCTACCTGCGGCACGATCTTCTCAGCGGAGCGCCCGATTACATACCCGCCCAAGCCAAGCTTGATGATGTCGAGAATCGCCAACACGAACTCCTTGTCGATCTCTCGCTCATTGACGTAGCCTCCTGTAAACAGGACGAAGCCAATGAAAAACACCATCGTTAACATGACGATGGGACGCCAGTTGCGTTGCAGCCAGGAATGACCAGCAGCTTCAGCGACAATGATGTCTCGCTGTGCGGTTACCCACTGCGCTTCAGCCTCCAATACCTTCACCTGAAACGCCTGCTCGATTTCCAACAGCTTCGTCTTGGCTAGCAAGCGCTCTTCATCCGTTGTCGTCACGTCATCAACGATGCCGCCAACTGCGGACACAAGAGCTTTGACCGGGCCTCCTAGGATGTCTAGGAGTTTCATCCTCTGATTCCGAACAGTTCCGTCTTTGCCATTCGCTTCGCCACGTCCTGACGATAGGCTTCATCGGTCTGGTACCTGGGGTCACGCATGGCATCAATCACCTGTTGATTCGACTGAAACGGCTTGGCTCCATCAGCGCCAGGAACGATGTCTCCATTCAACAGCCCCGGCTCTTTACCGTTGGCTGCTGTGTAGCGAGACATGATACCCTGAAGCGCCATCCTCGCGGCTACCTGATTGCCGCTTTGCACCGTTGCGTTGTAGGCTTCGATCTCTTCAGGAGATAAGCTCGTACCGGCCCACTCATACACGCTCTTAAGCGCGTCTTCTCCACCAGCCACTTCAGCTAGAGCAGTACGAAACTGAGACGCCTGAGTCGAAAGACCGGAGATGTACGCAGACACCATGTCCCGAGTGATGCCTTTGGCTTCCAGAGCCGTTAGCGTCTCGTCGGACAGCTTGCCGTGTTCCTTGTACTCCTGATTCAGCTTCGTCACGTCCAAGCCAGCTTTTTCTACAGCAGCCTTCGTCTGTTCAGGAGTCGGCTGTGTAGCGGCAGCAGGCGTCTTCTGTGACTGAACTTTCTCAAGCTCAGTGTAAGCTTTCGCCATCTCTTCAGCACTTTTGAACTTCTCTGGCAACCACGCCGGGCGCTGAGCAGCAGCAGCAGCAGCAGCAGCAGCAGCAGCAGGATCGACTGCGGCACTCTTATCGTCTCCGGTGATTCCCGCTTTCGGAGTCTTGTTGGGGTCTTCGTTAACCTGCGTGGGAATCTCGATGCTTGAA